CCAGCCATGATCGGCTTGGAGGGCAATACGGCATACAGCAACTATGAGCAACAAGTCCTGCAATTCCAACAAGGAACCATCCTCCCTTGGGTCCGACGTATCGAAAACGAAGTCGAGCGCAAGTTGCTCAACGAAGACAGCATGCTCCAGTGCCAGTTCAACGTCGACACGTTGCTGCGGGCTGATAGCCAGTCACGGGCTACTTTTTACCACACCCTCTTGCAAGACGGCGTCATGTCCATCAATGAGGTTCGCAGCAAGGAAGGACTTGGGCCGGTTGATGGCGGCGATAGTCACCACATCCAAGTGAACATGATCCCGCTGGATCGCATGCAGGACTTTGCTGATTCGGTAACTAACAATACAAAAGAAACTAATGGCTGATTATTACTACGACCTTCTTGTAGTTAGCTGCCGTGGACAGCACGATACCAAGGCTGCGGGCACTAACGACTTTAAGACTAACATCGTTCCCTTTCGTCCACAGTGGAACTTCACTCACGAGGATCTAGATCAAAGTTCCTCCGCCACAGCTCGCGTGAACTTCCTCGCTGCTGTGGGGTCAAACCTTAAGAACGCTCCAGCGCACATCAATCTTATTAACGCGGGCTCTTCTGCGGGCACCCTTGTTGCTGCGCTCAACTCTAGCGCTACCACGACCAACGATGAAGTTGCTACCACAGGAGTGTGGCATGAGCGTGTAGGCAAAGACGTATTTCGTTACGAGATTGGTGTGAGCACGACGAGTGCGGCTGATGCGTTGACGAAGCGTACAGCTCACAACTTGGTGTGATGGCCGATTCCTACGGAGGATACCCTGATAGCGCTAAGGGCGCTGCTCGCAAAGCCTTGCGTCACCGTGAGAAGAACGGTAGCAAGTGCGGTACCGCCGTGGGTTGGGAGCGAGCTAACCAGATCGCCTCTGGCGAGAAGCTTAGCCTGTCTACCGTAAAAAGAACCTTCTCCTTCCTTTCTCGTGCCGAGACTTACAATCAAGGTAAGTTCTTCGATGCTGATGGAAAGGAGATCTGCGGCAGCGTCATGTACGCGGCCTGGGGAGGTAGCTCTATGAAGAGCTGGTGCAGCGGCGTCATCAATAAAGCCGAGGCAGCAAAAAAGAAAAAATAAACCCAACAATGGCACAGAAAAACGTAGAGAAGCGATTCCTGTCCTCCAGTGTTGAGGTCCGTTCAGAGGAAGGCAAGCCCAACGTAGTGGAGGGCTATGCTGCCGTCTTCGACGACGAGACCGTCATCGGGGGCGCATTCGCTGAGCGCGTGGCTCGTGGGGCTTTTGACGGGGCGGACATGAGTAACACCGTAGCTCTGTTCAACCACAACATTGACCAGCCACTCGCTCGCGTGGGTCGCGGCTTGGAGCTTGAGGTTGATGAGCGGGGACTCAAGTATCGCTTCGAGCTTGGCAACCAGAGCTACGCCAAAGACCTTGCTGAAAACATCCGCATGGGTAATGTATCGACTAGCAGCTTCGGCTTCACCGTCCGCGAAGACGAGTGGGAGCGTCGCGATGACGGGGTAAACCTCCGCACGATCAAAGAGGTAGGCTTGCTCTTCGATGTTAGCCCGACAACGCAAGGCGCATACCCAACAACAGAGGTCGGACTCCGTTCTATGGAGCTCGCTCTCGCAAACGAAGAAGTAATGTCTATTGAACAAGAAGAAGTTCGCGAAGAGGAGCTGGTCGTAGAAGAGGCCGCTGCTGAAAAAGAGGAGGACTGTGGTTGCCAAGGCAAGAACACTATCCCTGCTGTTCAGCGCTCTGAAGAAGAAAGCGAAGAAACCCGCGCTCCCGGCGTCGACTCTGATTACGACGGGGTGAAGGACGAGGATGAGGAGGAGGAGGAGGAGGAAGAGATGAAGTCCGAAGAAGAAGGCGAAGAAGAGCGCACAGTAGAAACAGTAGTAGATGAGGTCGTTTTGCATGACCCCGACCTTATCCCTAACGCTTATGGTCTGCGTCCACAAACAGTAGAGCCGGAGGCTCGTTCTCAAAATTCAAAATCTGAAGATATGTCAGAAAAGGCAAAATCAGCCCCGGCCTACGTACAGGGTTTGGGCGACACTGAAATGCACGTGTCCAAGCGTTACAGCTTTGGCAAGGCAATCAAAGAAGCGGCACAAGGTCGCTTGACCGGCCTGGAGGCCGAAATGAACCAGGAAGCCCGTAAGGAATTCACTGACTCCAAAGTAAACGTGAGCGGTGGTTTCTCCGTGCCTTCCATGGTTCTCCGCAACGAATACCGCGATAACCCACTCGGTACGGCAGATGTCACAGGGCAGGGTGTTTCCGCTGTCACCGGCTTTGGCGGTACCATTGGAATCCAGGACGCGGGCTTGGTTAAAGCTTTCGCTCCTGCCGATATCGGAACTCAGCTTGGAGCTCGTACCCTGAACAACTTGACTGGTGACGTCGTGTTCCAGGTGCAGAACGCCAAGGTTGTTGCAGAGACGCCCGGCCAAGGTCAAGGCACTACCAACGAGATCCCAACCTTCAATCCCGTCAAGCTTACGCCTACCCGCTACAGCGCGTACACGAAGGTGACGGAGCAGATGCTCGCTCAGTCTGCCGATGACATGGGCGCTTTCATCGCTATGGATATCCGTCGGGCAGTAGAGGCTAAGTTCAATGCAGACATCGTAACTGCTATTAACACGGCTGCGGACTACAACATGAGCAGCGGCTCGCAGGGCGGTACTATCCCAGCTTTTAGCACTACCTCATTCCTGAAGTTGGAACAGAAGCTTTTGGAAAACGATGTCGACCTCGCCAACGTGCGCGGATTGTTCTCGGCTCAAGCTTACCGTGAAGGTCGTGAGACCAGCATGGATGCCGGTTCAGGCTTGCTCGTCTCTACGAGCCCTGCTAACCGCACTCAGGTGTTGGGCTACCCCGTTGTCATCAGCTCTAGCGTGGCTACTGCTGGTGAGGGTTACTTCTGCGACGCCACTCAGATGGTGATGGGTAACTGGGGTGGTGTGAACATCTTGGTTGATCCCTACACGGACGCCAACAGCGGCATCGTTCGCATCATCGCCAACGTCTACAAGGACTTCAAGACCTTGCAGAGCGCTGGCTTCGTTGGTGCTTCTGGTATCGGCTCCTAATTAACAACTAAATAACTAGGGGCCGGGAAATGGCCTGGCCCCTTTTTATCTCTCTGCATGAACATCAAAGTCACACGCACCTCTACTAACGCTGGGTACACCCTCTACGACGGTGTTGAAGCTACCGCTATGGGTTTGCTCCGCAGCCACGTGCGTGCTATTGACGACAGCGAGGATGACCTTTTGGCTATCTACCTCGATGCCGCCATCGACTATATGCAGGAGTTGAGCGACCGGGTAATTGGCGCTAGCGACGTGGTGGTCACTTTGGATCTCAACGAAGCTCGGCGCGGTCTTACCATCCCGAAGTGTCAGAACGCAGGGGGCACCGTAACGATCAAGTACCGTAAGGACGATCAAACGTGGTCGGAGGATGTGCTGAGCGCAACCATCCCGGATCCAGAAAACCAGCCTGACGGCACCCTCTCCAACCCCGACTATATCGAAGACCTGGAGTACCTGTACCTCTATGACCGGTACCCCGTACATATCAACGTCAGCGACTTGATTGGCAAGGTCAAGGACCCTAGCGAGTTCAACACAGACTTTATCCAGCTCACCTTTACCGCTGGCACGGAGCTCAGCGCCCTGCCCAAGCAGTACAAGCAAGCTGCCCTCCTCCTCGTAGGCCACTACTACAATATGCGCGAAGCAGAAAATATCGGTGGTATCACGACGGAGATCAAGGAAGGTGTCCGCCGTCTCATCCAAAGCGTAAGGCAGTTCTGATGAAGGCGGGAAGGCTCCATGAGAAAATCGATATCCATCGTCCGAGCAAGTCGGTAAACGCTTTCGGCGATGTGGTCAATACGCTCTCTATTTGGAAGGAGGGCGTTCGGTGTAAAATTACGAACATTGGCACACCCTCCGCTGGTGCTAGTGAATACATCCAGAACGCTCAGCGTGTGGGTGAGATGAAGGCGGAGTTCGAATGTCGCTGGGTTAGCGGCGTTCAGTTTGACGACGTGATCTTCTGGAATGGAGGTCGCTTCGATATTTATAGCATTTTGCCTGTTGGTCGCCGCGAGGGTATGCGCATCCGTGCCCGTCGCCGCGATAACACGGGCGATTCAAACCCCAACAGCTGATGGCTAGTTCTGGAGCATTTAGAGCAAACATCTACACCAAGGGGTTTAAGAAGACTGATCCTCTGGTTACTAGGCTTCGTCGCGGCGCCAATATGGTTCGGGCGGAGCGATTTTTGCTTCGAGCCATGAAGATTGCCGCAGAGCCTATGCGCGAGGAGATGGGCGCCAGGGCGCCTGTCGATACTGGTCAGCTCTCTCGTTCTTACCGCACGAGGAGGCTTCAGAAGACACCTAAGAATGTCATCGGTATCCGCGTCGGCGCCGTCAGCGGCGAGTCCGTCGTTGGTGCAGAGGATTTCAGTAAGATCACTGGTGTGCTGTTTGGCCAACAGTACACCTTGGCTGGTTGGCGTGACCACTGGGCCGAGCTAGGCACGATACATCACGCCCCACAGCCACACGTTGGCCCCGCAATTAAAAACAATCTTTCTAAATATAGAAAGGAGCTGGGCGTGCAACTTGCCCTATTGTTAAAGAAAACTTACATCTAATGGCACTACTAAACGCAAACAACTTAGGGGTGTATATCCAGACGGGCAACTTGCAGACAACGCCTTATCTGGTTGGAAAAAGCGACCCCGAGGCCTCCGACAACGTGGCCGAAGCTGCACAGGCCCTTGCTGACGCAGGGGGCAATGCAGCCAGCACTACATACAAGGGTTTCCTTGTTCACGGCAATGGCCGTATCCTTCACGAGCAGACCAGCGGCTCTGGCGGTCTCAGCGGCCTCATTAATAACCAGCCCGCCTTCGTGGCCGTCACCACCGACGCAAGCAACCCTCCCGTCGTCACCTCTGGCGCTAATCTCATAAATAACATGGACTTGGCGGCAGCGGCTACGAGCTGCTCTCTCGAGACCTCTCTCACCATTGACGAGGTGGTGGCTAAGTCAGGACTCTGCTCTGCCGAGACGTACACTCTGCCCGGGTCCGTCTCTTGGACCATTACTACGGATGGTCTTTTGGAGGACGTGAACTCCAGCGCATCAGCTCATGCTAACGAGATTGTTCGTATCGCTCAGAAGAATCAATATGTGGTCGTGCGTTTTGCTCTCGATGTCACGAGCAAAGACTTTACTGCGACCAATGCTCAGCAAAAAAACGTGAGCTACTTTGGTCAGGGCTTGATTGAGAGCATCAGCGTCTCTGGCGGGCTCGATGAATTTACTACATACTCTGCAACGATCCGTGGTTACGGAAAGCTTTACAAATACTGGAACGAATAAGATATGGCACTACTTAACGCAAATTTACTCGGCCTGTATATGTTCGGCGGAGTTACGAACACTACGCCTTACGGCATTGAGGAGAACGCTTCTCAGGCCACGGCAGAGACCAATGCTGAGTCCAACTACAGCAATGGTGACTACGTTCTTTTGGCAAATGGAGATACTTATGAGCTTCACGAGAAGAACAACCTTCCCTGTATCGGGAAGATTACTGCAGGGGCTTGGGGCGATGCTACGGATGAGTTGAAGCTTTTGGGTTCGGCTACGAGCACCTCTATCGAGTACTCCAACACCATCGACGAGGTTGTCGCCAAGACGGAATCTTGCGGGTCTAGCACGTTTACTATTGGAGCCTCTTCTAGCTGGAGTTTTTCAGCCGACGGCCTTATCAGCGAAACTCTTGAGCACGAGGTTGGCCGTGAGGATAATTACGACAACTACGAGGCTATCAAGCTTACCGACCTTGCGCTTGAGGGTTGCTACGTCATTTGTCGCTTTGTTACCAGCGTCAATTCTAAGGACGAGACCTCTACAGACGATACGACCATGAACCTTATTGGACAAGGTATCATTGAGAGCGCAAGCATCTCAGGCGGATTCGACGAGTTCGCCACCTATTCTGTTACCGTACGTGGATACGGCAAATTGTACAGCTACAAAAATTCATAAATTATGGCAGTAATCAATGCTAACTGCGTCGGTATCTATTATTATGACGGCGCTTCAACTAATAAAATCACAGTCAACGTTGCCGCTCTTCCCATCTCTAACCAGAGTAGCGATGAGATTTACGTGCAGGCTGATGGCACATTCTTGGGTTTTGGCGACTACGACAATGGCACAAGTGCATTTGTAAACGTTAACTACACCCTTGCAGGCGCCGCTACATCGAGCTCTATTGAGCTTACCAACACTAACGAGCCTGTGTGCCGTGACGGTGTTGGCGGCACCATTGAGGATGGCGATCAGTCTTGGACGGTCAGCGCGGAGGGTCTTATCCAGGATACTTCAGACAGTGCAGTCGACCTCATGGACATCGCCCGTGACAATCACTACGTAGTGATTAAGTGGAGCGTAGAGAAGAACGGTCTGGCCACGGAGTATATCTCTCAGGGACGTATCGACAACATCACTCTGACTGGTGGTGTAGACGAGATCGCGACTTACTCTGCCACCATCTCAGGCACTGACGACATCTGGAAGTTCCAGGCAGTATAACCTATCGGGCGGCGGCACGGGGTCGCCGCCCTTTACTTTTAATCAACCACAATGAATAATTCACTTCGAGGTGAGTTCACCTTTAGCGTAGGAAAAAAGAAGTACGACGCAGTTCTGACTTTGAACGCATTGCGTCTTATGTGTCAACAGTTCAAGATGCCTCTTGACAAGCTTGACAAGTGGATGGCGGAGGACCCTCTTACGGCGGTTCCCGCTTTTTGTTACTATGGAGCGAAGAATGCTGCTCTCCGAAAAAACAAATCCATCGACCTTCCCGACTTCGACGTTTGGTGTGCTCAATGTCTTGACGATCAGGACACGGTAGAGTCAATGATGGCCGCCGTCTCTGATGCTCTCGGCGGAGAGGAAGAGGCCTCGGAAAAGGGAAACTAAAAAACTCTTCAGAGGAAGAAGAGCCCAACACTTGGCAGAACATGTACCAGTCTGCTTTGGGAATGGGCTTGTCTCCGGATCAGTTCTGGGATATGACTCTGGCAGAGTTTGTATGGTACAGGGATGGATACATATGGCGACAAGCGAGGGACTGGGATCATACCGCATCCTTGATGGCGCTTCTAGCCAATGTCAACTCGGGCAAGGGGAAGACGTTTAGCCCTTCCGATTTCCACCCGATTGACAAGAAGAACAAGGGGGTTCAAAGCCGTAAAGAGGCTGAGGATCTTCTGAAGAAAATGAGTAGCTTCTAATGGCAACAATCTTTAGCACAAGCCGGCTCTCGGCGCTCCTGACGCTCGATACCAGTCGCTTCCTGGCTGGAACTAAGCTCGCTGAGAATGCGATTTTTAGGCTTGGAAACGTCATGCAGACTTTTGGCCGTAACCTTATTAGGGGGCCGCTTGTTGCTTTAGGTTTTCTTTCTGCCCAGGCCATTAAGACGGCAGCTGAGTTCGACGAGCTCACAGCGCAGCTCAGAGCGGTTACTGGCGGTGGCGGCATTGAGCGACTTACCGAAAATGCCAGAAATCTTGGTCGCACAACAAAGTTTACCGCGACCGAAATTCAAAACCTGCAGGTAGAGCTTTCCAAGCTCGGCTTTGGGACTGATGCTATTATTGGAGCCGTAGCTAGCGCGGCTAACATTACTCAGGTCTTTGGCGGGAGTCTGGTTAAGACCGGCAACACTATTGCCGAAATTACTCGACAGTTCTCTCGAGAGAACCTAAGCGCCTCTCGTGTTGCAGATGTTATGGCCGTTGCGTTTAGCAAGACGGCCCTGAGCACCGACAACTTTGCTCAGGCGATGAAGAACGTGGGTTCTATCGCTAACATCACCAACAACGGTTTTGTTGACACCGTTACGCTCCTGGGCTTGCTTGCAAATGCTGGTCAAAAAAGCGGTATTGCGGGGACGCGATTAAAGGGCGTGCTCATCCGTTTGAGCAAGGAGCTTGGCGTTACAGGTACTGAAATTGACTTTCTGCTTAACGGCCAGCTGACTTTCAATGAGCTTATTGAGTTCTTTAGAAATCGAGCTGGTGTAGCTGCTGCCGTTATTGGGGAGATGGGCGATGAGTTCGCCACCTTGCGTCGTCAAATTGACGAAAGTAACGGCGCTGCAGATTCGTTTGCGGGCACTGTCGAGGACAGGTTGTTCTTTAATATAGATCGACTTGCGGCAGCCACAGAGGATGCTTCTATTAGCTTTGGAACTTCTTTTGAGCCTATTATTTCTAGGTTGGCAGATACCGTTGAGTCTTTTGCCGACTCATTTGCGAAGGCTGACCCTGGCCTTAAAAGGTTTGTAGCTAATTTCTCCGTGCTATTGGTGACGCTGCCAGCCTTTGTATTCGTTTTTGGAGGCATCATCAAGGCCGTTGCAGCTCTTGGATTTGGTCTTGGTCAGGTCGCCTTGGCGATATACTTGTTCACCGCTGCATTTGCCCGAGGGCTTACTGTTTACGCGTCAACAAACCTGTTGATGAAAAAGACCCAGGAGAGTACGGAGGGTCTTTTGTCAAGTCTGGACAAGAAAAAGGTAGATAATGTAAAGAATCTCGAAGATCGTATTGGGGCCTTACGGTCTGAGCTGGAGAAGTTGTCAAAAAGCGAAGGTATCGACGCCGATGTTCTGGCTACGGCCACGGATAATTTTACCAGCGAGATTGAGCGCCTAGAGTCTAAATTAAAAGGTATTGACCAATTTAGCTTTGCTGATACTATTGCTAGAATTGAAGAGGTACGTCGCAAGCAGATTTTATTTAGTCGTGAGGGTACTGACCTTCGGAGCAAACAGCTTAAGCTTGAGCAACAGATTTTAGAGGCGCGTCGAAAGCAATTTGCGGCAGGAGGCGATGTCTCGGTTCTTGGTCGAGCTGTTTCTGATGTTAAGGCTCAGCTGGAGCAAGAGCTTGAGTTCGTAAATCTTGAGATTGGTTTCCGCAGGCTCAAGTTAAAAAACTTCGATGTTGCGGTGGAGGATCTCAAAAACGAATTGGTTACTGCGGACCTCTCGTTTTTGAATATCCCTCAGCTTGAAGCTGAGCTCATTAAGTATAAGGAGCTTCTTGACGACGCGATTTCTACAACAACCAATTACGACAAATCATTAGATCAGGTCACTAGGGATGACTTCTTTGGTTACTTAGATTCACAGCTAAGGCTTGCAGAAGTTGGTCTTGCAAGAACATTCGGTCAGGGAGATTGGCGAGAGGGTCTTGCGCTTCTGCAAAATCTCGTCGTGGGCAACACTGTTTCACTTGGCCTAATGAACGCAGAGGCTGAGCATTCAGTAACCAGCGTAAACTTTCTCAATGAGATGGTTGGCAACTTTACGGATGAGCTTGAGAGGCAGAATGCAGCTCTTGACGCCGTGGTTGCCAGCTATGGTGATTTTGGAGATAAGAAGGGAGTTCTTGGGGCAGGCGAGTCTCTGGCCGATCTTTTCGAGGAAATTAGGAAGGTTACGGCGGCCTTTGGGGAGCAAACCAACAAGCTTGATGAAGCTAGTGTTGTAATCTCTCAATATGCCACTGATCTTGAAGACGCCTATGCCGTTGCAGATCTTTTGCAAAAGATACGCACGGATGGTTTTGACCTTGGCAGCATCTTCGATCTACGCAAGGTTGGAGGCCTGGATGCGCAGTTAGAATTTGTAAAGGGCTTGACCCGTGCGTTTAGGGATCTAGCCGTAGAAAGATTGGCTGACGGTCAGCGTACACTCGCGGCCCGGGCTAACGAGGCTGCTGACGCTCTTGAGATTCAGTTGAAGTTTTTGGAAGGCATCAAGCGCCGCGCTGACATCCGAAAAACAGTAAAGGACACCGAGGACCTCAACTCCAGCCTGCGTCTGCTCGGCCAGATCGATGAGATTAGGGAGCTTGAGGGCAACCTTTCTACGTTGCGGCAACAGCTTCGTGAGGCTCTTATCAACCCCGAGGACAGCAAGCTGGCTGACGACCTGCTTAACGACCTCACCGAGGTAGAGAATAGACTTGACCGTCTTACGGGTCGCAAGTCCTTAAACGCTATTCTGGACCGGGATGTTGCTAACCAGTTGACCATCAATGCAGCGAAGGTAGCTAAGGGTTTCGGCAGTCTCGGCGACAGCTATGCGTCTGCAGTATCTCTCGAGGAGGGTCGAGTGCTGGATCTCCTCGATGAGAAAGATGCCGGCAACACTCAGGTCACTGCTCAAGTTATCGCTGAGGCTATTCAGAGGCTTCTTGAGGCTCTCGACGCTCAAAAGGTATATGAGTTTAACGAGGCTATTCAAGACTTTAAGGACTCCTCTAAGGATGCCGCGTCTGCATTTACGGAGTCTCTCAAGTTTGGAGAGTTCAGCAGCGACATTGACGCTTACTCAGCAGCCATCAATGTCCTTAAGCAGCGCATCCAGGATGCCAAAGCCTTGCTCAAGGCTTCTGGCGACACCGAGGACGGCTTCCTTTCCAAAGCCATCGATCTTGACACCCAGAAGCTTCGCGAGTTGCAAGACGAGCTTAAGAGGCTTCAGTTTGGTGAGGCCCTTGTTCAGACCTTGCGTCAGTCGTTCTTGCGACTTGGTGACGAGCTCTTACGTGCTCAGGAGGCGGGAGAGGACTTTGGGGAGGTTCTTATCCAGACCCTTCAGAGGGTCTTCAAGGAGCTCGCCACTAGGCTTGCTGCTTTGACGGCTGCGTTTATCGTTCTTAGTGCCTTTGGCTTGCCGGTAGGCACTTTTGGATCCTTCTTGGCTAAGGGCTTTGGCCTTCCAACCACTGGTGGGGCTACCTCCGGAGGTATCGATTCGCTCCTAGATACCTTTAATACGGGTGTCAAGGTCGAGGGCTCTATCAGCGGTAACAACATCGTTCTTGCTAACCAGCGCGGCACACGCGCTTACGATCGTACATTTGGGTAATGGCTCAGAAGATTAACTTTGTAAGCAAGCACACCGACCATACTGGTCAGCAGTGGACGCTCATGGTCGTCAACAGGAGTGGCGATGTTCCCGCTTGGTCCGCTGGCAATGTGAGTGAAAATCAGCTGGACCTCCTGGCTCCCGGCGTTGCGATTCAGTATGAGGGCGATGAGTTCAGGTTCTCAAAGACGACTATGGGTTCGTCCCTTACCTTTTCAGCCAAGCTTAGCTGCAATCAGGTCGACAAGTGGGACAGCCTCCTCGGGTTGATTGAGGGCGATGTATGCTGTCTTCTCTTCAAGGGGCACCAGCCATCCCCATTTAACTGCCATTGGTATGGCCACCTCGTTCCTGAGTCTGGCTCTTTCGATATCTCCGACAACAACCTTAGCGTGACGTTTACGGACGGCTTGGCTCACCTGTCGTATGTAGACTTCAAGCAGAATAACGGGAATCCGTACACGAATACGATGAGCCTTACCGAGATCCTTGTTGAGTGCCTCAATAAGATCCCGGGTCGTGCCGCCTTTCACTACTGGTCTTTTAACGATTACACGGGGGCGGTCTCTACAATCGACATCTTGACAGAGGCAGGCCTTCCTCGCAACGCCTATTTCGCCTCTGAGGGCGACCCTATCCTTGAGCCAGACTTTGAGTTTGGATCCGTCCTTCGTGCCTGCAGCGTAGACGTCAGGACTTTCGTGAAGAAGAAGAAGCTTAAGGACCGTACGAGAGAGGTTCGCACCAAGGAATACGACCCCACGTTTGTCGATTGCTACAGCATCATCGAAGATGTAGCCAAGAGCTTCGGCTGTTCTTACTACCTCTGGTCTGGGTCTTACCATATCACAAATCGCATCAGGCTGTACCAGCTTGATGGCAGCGCTGAGCTGAAGTGCGCTGTGCACAAGGTCAGCTCTGCTTATGTGATTGCGCATGATGATGCAGACAACGCCATGCCGGACTACAACCTCGACCTCGACGATGGGTTGTACATCAAGAGCGGGGCTAACTTTGGTAGGACGCTTCCGTACTCTGACGTTGTTTTCACTCACGAAACGGCTGGCGATGATGCTCTCTATCTTGAAGGCGTACCAAGATTCTTGAATGAAGCTTATTGGGCCGTAAATCAGCAGAACAATACGGTTTATCACCCGGCTACAGGTCAGGTCAGTATGGACCCTGTTGTGGCGAACCAGTACAAGGCTGTCACGAGGTGGAACCATTCTTACGACCTGGCTCAAACCACAGTAGAGCACATAAGTGATGCCTCGTCAGCGCAGCTTGACCCTAGCGGAAGTCATGTTAGTGACAGGTATGGTCAAATCGGATTTCCGACAAGATACTATCAGGACCTAGCTATCGAGCCAGCTTCTGAGATGCGAATGACTTTTGGGGGCCTTGTTCACTTCCTCGCTGACGGTGATTTTCGATCTCATGTAGGCGCTCACGCTGTTCTCAAGATGCGTCTTGAGCTAGAAGATTCTGATGGCACATTTTGGCGCCTTAGTCGGAAGGTGTTTACGCACGTTTTCACCAGTGGCTCCGAGGACGGTATCAACCTTAATCTGTGGGACGCCTCTAACCCGTCGGCGTTTATTGTTTCTGACGTCAACTTCTTTAGAAAGCTGTATGGCACCCTGGAGTGGCTGAACGACTCAGATCCAGAGTACGGCGATGCGTTTTACGAGGTTCTTGTTCCGCACGGCGACTCTACCATTGACGAGGGTCAGTACTCGAGCGAGCTGACCGGATTGGTTGTAGACTACGGGAGTCAGACCCCGTATGTTGGGGCTATGGCAAAGGTCGATGGAGAGAATGACGACGCTGTTGAGCTGAAGTATGACTTTAGAAATCGCAACGTCTATCACTACTTCCGGGAAGATATCCAGCTTACCTTCCCGGAGACTGCCGCTACCAACATCGACACGATTGAGGTCTGGTGGCAGCTCGAAATTTATGCTGCTGACGCCGGCCCTAATCCCAATGGCGCTTACGACAGGGACAGTGCGATGTTTAGGACCAACTCGGCAAGTGGATCGGCTCAGAACAACGATGGCTATGTGGCGGTCTCCGTGCCTCCAACGTACACTTATGGGTGGCCTGTGAACTACCCATCACTTGGTATTCCAAAAGAATTTAGTCTTTCTGGTGCAAAGATTGTGTTGGGCAATGGCGAGAATGATTCCGACAGGGTTATTCGCATTGCAGGGGGCTTGGGCAATGAGACCTACGATATGGGCTCATCTCGCTTCGGAAGCTACTCTAATTACCTTCAGCCGCTGGGGACAGGAAAGCTTAATTGTAAGCTTATTTACAGCGGGGCCTATTCACCAAATGCAGACTTCTCTACTGGAGGCGTTACGAGTTACCCCTATGATGCCAACGACTGGTTCCCGTACAAAAACACGATCGGCGGCACTCCTCTTGTCGACAATGCCTATGACAGCCTTCACAAACTTGTCATTGGCGAATACCTGTCTGTATTTGGCCGTAGCCAGAAGACTTTTAATGGCACGATCTTGGGCAAGTACGAAAATGGCAGATCTCCTGTTTCAGACCTCATATGCCCGCACAACATTATATCAACGACTAACCTAGATAGGATTGCTGACGTCAGAATAATGCCTTTGTCCATCTCATGGGATATGATGGGTGGAAGCAAAATTAGCGGGCTCGTCACTGGCGCTGAGCGTACACCTGGCCTTGAGATAACGGAGGTTTTTGAGGGCAGGAACCCTGGCTCTTCCGTCACGGATCCAGGAGGTGTCCCCCCACCTGTTGCCATCGCCAAAAACAAGTTGGCAGCTTCCAAGAACGAAGCAAACATCACCGTCATAGATGGCAAGGTCACTGATCTTAACACCGCTAAGGACGAACTCGAACTACTGCAACTCTTTATGGAGAAATAATGGCACTCAACTACAAAAGTTTTCAGTTTGAAAGTACCG